CGCGCAGGGCGCCTCCCACAACCACATGATCGCCGGAGTCAATAGTGGATCCGACGGTCAGACGAAGGACTTTTCCGTCCTGAACTTTATTTATAGCCATGTTTTTTTCCTCCAAAAAAGTTTTTGTATTCCTGATTCCCTCCTCCGCAGGGATGACAACAGAGGCGGGCTTTACTTAAAACTTAAAACTTAAAACTTACTACTTCTTACGCTCCTTCATTCCGATACATGCCGCGATAATCCGTCGCATAGGCGCCGGCATCGATGACGACGGCGTATTCAAAGCCTTCCACGCTGAAACCAGGCTGGATCATTTCCAGAATGGGTCCGCGCCGGCCGTTCAGGAAGACCACTTTCACGGTGCGCCCTTTGGGTCCCATCAGGTACCAGGCTGACTCGGAATCGTCATCCAGACGAGGCTCATAGACGCGGGTCAGATAGGTTCCGGAATAGGGGTTCACCCGGGTGGAGGCGAAGCTGGAATCCGTCGCCACGGTGTCGTTGTCGGAATATTTATCCGAGCGGAAGAAGATTTCACTGGTCCCTTCCAGTGCTTTCGGCGCCACAAAAAACTGCGGGCGGATGTTCAGGCGACGCTTACCGGCGATGTCCTTGTGCGTTCCCATAACCCTTATACCTTCGGCGATGTTGACAATTCCAGGAGCCGACAAGTAACCCGATGTAGCATCGTTGAGGCGCGTGGAGGCCGTTGAGAAAATTGCCACGCCGTCTCCCATGGTGCCGTTTCCGGTGATGACGGCATAGACGATATCGCCGATTTTGCGGTTGGCCGCTTCGGTGCGTTTGGCCGGCATGGCGGTGAGCGCGTTCAGGTCGTCATTGATGATCATCACGCGCGTGACCTTGAACTTTTTTCCGTAGCTGGCAATTTTGTATGTTTCGGGCGTTTTTTCAGTAAAGCCGCCCAGCTTGATTTCTCCCGCGTCTTTGATCTCTTCCAGATCGTCAAACTCGGACAAGGCGTTGTCATAGTAGGTTTTGAAATCGGATACGCTTCCTTCACCCGTCCAGATCGGCCAGGTTTCCTGTGCATCGTCCCATCCCTGCTGCATGGACTTGGTGGCCAGGTTGGCCAAAATGTTGGGAAAATCCGAAGAGGTCATAGCGCGTCCGACCATGGATTTGACGTCGCCGCGATGCGGAAGTCCGGACATGCGCAGGCATTCCCGCGCGATCTCTACCAGAGTAAACCCGCGCAGTTCGTCGGCGCCGGGCGCCGGGGAATCCACCTTCATGCCGGCCCGTAAAATAAGACCGTGCTCGGCGGCGGCACGGAATTTGTCCTTTTCGGCGACGATAAACTCCGCGCCGCTGGCGCCGGGATTCTGCTTTTTGCTGCGCTCCATAACGGCGTCCAAAATGGCGCGCTGGGCGTCAATAACATCTTTGCCGCTGATGATGAGTTCGCGGGCCATGTCGGCGCATTCATAACGCTGACACAATGCATCAATTTCGCGGATGCGCTCCAGCTCTTCGCCTTTTGCTTCCTTGCGAATTTTTTCCTCCTGCGCGGCTCTTTCCTGATCGTTGTCCGGGTTATTTCCGGTTTTGACTTCCAGTTGTTCCAAAAACGCGACGGCCTGTTCTTCCGTGGCTGTGGCGGGAAGCCCCTTTGCTTCGAGCATTGCTCTGATTTTCGGATCCATGTTGCTTTCCTCCTTGATGGTTTTTAGTTTATGATCAATTTCCCGGCGCGCCTTGGCGTTCTGATCTGCTCCGATGGGGACCGCGGACAATTCACGTGGGGTCCACCTGGTGGCTACCTGGACGGGGCCGGTAAAGACGCGGCCGGAAATGGTGGCCGTCTGGCCTTCGGGCACCCAAACCGCTTCATCAACTCGATAGCCGATGGAGTAATCGGTCAGGTGACCCTCCCGCGTTTTGATCCAGGGACTTTCAGCCTCGGGGGCGCTGGAATAATAGGCACGGCCAATCATCTGGTCGCCTGATATGCGTATCTCACGGACGGAGCCGATGACGTTTGCCGTCTCATATCGGCTGTGCGCGTCCAGTAATACCAATTGCTTTGTTTCCGGGACTTCCGCTCCGGACATCAACAGCACTTCGCTGATAATGCCGCGATCCCAGTCCCGGACCATTGCCGGGGACTCCGTGCTCATGACGACTTCGACGGACCGGTTCTTTTCGTCCAGCGATCCGGGACCTTCCGCGCGTAAAGATATGACCGCCCCGCGGTAATTGGTCTGCTCGTTTCCGGCGCGGTAATTCATGCGCTCGCGTAATTTCTTTTTGCTTCTGGTGGACATCGTTTTTCCCTCCTTTTCAACCGGCGTGCTCGGGGATCACGCCCTACATCCCGCGGCGTGCTCGGGGATCACGCCCTACATCCCGCGGCGTGCTCGGGGATCACGCCTTACATCCCGCGGCGTGCTAGGGGAGCACGCCCTACATATCCTCTTTTACAATTGCCGCCGGGTTACTTTTATCCGACGTGTTAGCCGATTCGAAAACCAATCCCATCTCTTTGGCCAGATCCTGGGCGGCTTTGATTTCCTTGTAAACGTCTTCCAGGTCGCGCCCGCGTTCACGCGCAACTTCCTGCGGAGATTTCAATCCATAACTGATCGATTCGATCTGGCTCTTCGCTTCGCGCAGCGGATCAACGGCGTCCATTCCCGGTGGTTGCCATTCGCATTTCTGCCAGCGGCGCGGGTTCCGCCAATATCCGGGAAGGGTTAACTTTCCGGACAGAACTGAAATATCCATGGCGGTTTGCACTGTCGGAACGGCAAACTGCCGGACGTGGCGCGTTGAGATCGGGCGGAGCTGTTGGGAAAAATCGTTGCGGACGATCCGGGCGGTGGAAAAATTCAGTCCTTGGTAATCGCCGGAAATGAGCTCGTATGGCGCGCCGGTAGTAATGGAGAGCATGGTCAGGATCAAGCGGACAAACGGCTGGAACGTAGCGCCGGGACGGTTGGCTGACGAAAAGGAGATGTCTTCGCCGGGCCGCAAATATTCGATAATGGCATTTTCCAGTTCTTCGATCTTCTGGACATCCGTTCCATTGGCGGCGGTTTGCATCGGAAAACTTGATTGCGCCATTCCGGGATCGGTTTTCTTGACGATAGCCAGCCATTTGGCGGCCATCTTGGCGGCGTCGATTTCCGCGTCCAGATAGGCATTCAGGTCATTGGCAATCAGGATTCCGGGCGCAAACGGCGAAACGCCGCGCAACTGCTGAGGACGGAGCATTTCGAATCCATGCACAACGTTTTCCGCCGCAACATAGACTTCATTTCCGCCATAGTTCGGATCGCAAAACCAATAGCCCTTTACACGGCCCGTTTGTGTATAGTATTCAATCCCCTGGCGCGTTTCGGTGGCGGAACCCGCGGCGTCGATTTTAATGCCGCCGGAGCTGTAATTGTCATGCGATCCGCTGAGCCAATCGATATCATACACCTGCAACTTATAGGGGATGTATTGGTTCGGGATTTTTGGGAATGTTTTGACAATAAGGAATTCGCCGCCCTCCAGGTCCTGACGCTTGGCCAGGCGCATGATTTCATAATAATGTAATTTGCCTGCTGCGTCGGCCTCATCCATCCACCATTTGATGGCGTCTTCGATGGCGGTAATGCGTTTTTTATCGCGTTTTCCGTTTTCATCGTCAACGATGGATTGAAACTGAATGCCTGTTCCAATCGAATAATCAACCATGATGCGGACGGCGCGGGCCAGATAGGGAAAATCGCGGATAAGCTGGCGAACGCGCGCGCGCAAATACGGAGATGATGCGCCGATGATGTCGTTGATGTTGGCGTTGGTCGGGTTCCAGGCGCCGGTAAGCCGGGTTGTCTTGGCGGCCGCATACATTTCCGCCCGCTTTATGATGTAATTTGTTTCCGCCCGGTTCATGGCGTTTCGGATGCGACGTAATGGCGGAATGACGTTGATCAGGCTGTTTGCGGCGCGCGGGATGATGTTTTTCAGGCTCTTCTTCATTTTCCGCGGCCTCCCTGCTTGGCATAGGTGCGGCGAACAGCAGCGTCGGATTCCTGATCGGACATCATTTTGACGAAGGAAAGTTGCTCCATAAATTCTTTATTTGTTTTGTAGGTGATGGTCTTACCGGCCGCGCTGACGGAGCCGATGGAAGCATTTCCTGACGACAATGTATCCAGCATGGCCGTGTAGAGTGCTGTCCAGGTGGTGAAGGTCATAAGCTCTCCCAAAAAATAGATTAAACTTGCGGACAGACTACACCCGTGTTTTTTATCAAAAAGGAACTTTGGGGGAAAACGGCCCATCTTTGGGGAAATCAGGGGGAAAAACGGCCCATCTTTGGGGATATTAGGGGGATATTAGGGTGATCTTTGGGGTTGACAGGTTTTGAAACTGGCGCCGGTTGATGAGCAACAAGCTAGGCGATAGGCGATAAAAAAGCCCCCGAAAGGGGGCTTTTTGGTGGTGGAAATGGTGAATGCGCAGCTAAATATTAGGGGAATATACACGACCGCCTACCGATGCGATAATATGGAAGATTTTGATACGTCAAATAATAACTCAAGCCGCAGCCTGTTTCCATCGCGCGCAGTTCCCGTAACTCATCGTCGGACAATTTTCCAAGAGTTTCGCCTTGGTTGAGGCTGTCATACCGCGCGTCCATCGCGGCGACATACTCCTTAAATTCCTGATCCGTCATGCTCATATTTTCTCCTATCGGTGTTATCGTTTTGATTGCAATGCCACAATTCCACCGATTTTTTCGATGTCGGCCATAACCGCTTTGGCTATCACGCTGTTGTATGGTTCGCCCAGATTTCCGCAGGCGAACCAGCCGCGTTTCTCTCCCGAAGGTTCGATATAATTTATGTGGCTTGCTTTGTGTTTATTGGCTATTTTATTAGCTTTTTCGCTCAAGTGCCCTTTGTGAAGCCCGAAATAATATTCCATGATCAACCTCCCCTTATGCTTTTTTTGTTTGTTGTGCGACATACTCCTCAATATTGCTGTGATCGTCCTGCGCCCAGAACGCCTGAATCCAGATTTCCAGGCACGCTCGCTCAAATATTGACAGGGCGACCAATTTTTGATTGAGCACGGACCCATCGATTTTCCATTTTGCGTCCAGGTGGTCAAGGGCGATGCCATCGGATACGTTAGGCGTCATTTCCTGTCCGGCCCCGGGCGGATTATACCAATGGCCATTCATGACGTCAATGCACAACATCAATTCCCCGCGCGTAAATTTCCCGCGCATGGCGTGGATTGTGTGGGAATACAATTCCGGGAATGCCTCCAGGATATACTCACACCCGGCGTTGATGGAATCAAAATGATCGGCGTAAAATTTCTGCGTTTCCTCAAATACTCGCGGGCTGACATTTTTTTTGGTTTTTTTTTGCATGTAAGACCTCCTGTGTTAGTATTTTCCCACCGACTTGCTCCTTGTCATGAGGAGAGCTATCGTCGTCCAATGGAAGGTACAACGAGGCGTATAATACGGAGCATCCCCGTTGATGTTGATGGCCTCATGGCGGGAGATGTGGCGTTCTTTCACTATTTTTTTGATACTTCTCTCCCAGAAAGCTATAGCTTCCTCCGTCTCTCTGGTTGCCTCTCTGATAGCCACCGCCTTCAGTCGATCTGCCTCGGCGATAGCTGCGGCTATAATCTCATTTGATACCGCTACATCCTGCCCCATCAACTGCGGGACATGATGTCGGTGCTCTAAGCTCTCTGCTCTGATTGTTTTCATTTCTTCCCTCCTTTGTACCTTTTTTCGGTTTTTGTTAGCTTTCCCATCATGTCTACCTCCTTTTTTCTCTCCTTTTTTAGTAGTGTGTCGCGGGTGATATATTCCCCGCGAAATTTCACCCTGGGAGAAACATTTATTTGCTTTTAACGGCCTTCTCTCTGGCCATCAAAAGACCAAAGATAATAAAAAGCTTTTATCTTCCCCTGTTAAGGGGGTCGAAAACCCCTGTGTGATGGAACTTCCACCGTAGGAACAGGATATTTTCCCGTTCCTACGGATAACGAGCCTCGACCCCTCTTCTCGCGCCGTAATTCCCTTACCCAAGGAAATATACTTCCCAACCCGCTTTACTTCTGTTTTTTCTGTAATTTGTTCCATTTTTCTTTCTCCTATCACTATTGTTGGTTACTCAATTTCTTCCAATGCTTCAATTGCCGTCCCCAGAGAATCCAGTTCTGCAGATAGAGCATCGATCCTCTCGTCATTTTCTGCTTCTTCTGCATTCCCTAGATAGCCTTCTACCTTTTCTTTGATGCTCTGCAATTTTCCCAGGATTCCTCTTACTTCATTTCTCATAGCGGTTCCTCTCCCTTCGTTTTTTATTTACCGGGTGGTCAATCCCGGCTTGATTATGGCTCTATTATAATGATATTTTATTGATTGTCAAGCTTTTTTTTTATATTTTTTCTTGATATATATCTTATTGATTTTATTGATTATTTTCGTTTTTGTGTGTTTTTTGCATAAAAAAGTGCGGGTTTTTAGCCCGCCCTGGCGATTAATACCAATCGCCGCCAAGGATATCCTTTTTTTATATTTAAAAAAGATTATTTTTGCATTACGGCCATTGTCGATAGTTACGTAAATAATTAAAACTATTGACATTTATACTATTATATATTATGCTTATCTCATATTTTAGAGCCCAATCACAGGGCAGTAAGGAGAAAAAATGAGAAACAGACTGAAAATGAAGGGGCGGAGTGACATGGCGCTGGCTATTACGGACCGGTTATTTAACAAATGCGCGGCCATATCGTATTGTGACAAACGAAACGCGGAAACGGTTGAACAATTTTTATCAAGAGGCGGAAAAATAAACAAAATTAATGAAAGGAGAAAATCATGAAGGCAAAAGACGCGGCAAAATGGGTGGAGGAGCATCTGGATTGTTCAGAAAAACAGGTGCTAAAATTAATACCTGATTATAAAAATGATTTACCGAAACGAGCCTGGCTGAAAACATTTAAAGAGAATCTTTCTCCGCAACTCGCCGCCCGGTTCTATGATCTAAAATAGTCAGCACTTTCCATGGTGCTGTTTCGGCGGTGTAGGTTCCGCAATACTTTTCTACACCGCCGAACGGCCGTAAAGAATCAATTAATCCCTTCAGGTTTTTACAAGATACCCTACCGTCGGAACTTATTGTAATAAGTTTTTTCGCTTTTAATTCTTTCTCGATTTCGATAAATTCCGCGCCTGACCGCGTTGATACCATCGAAAGGACACGTGCCGAAGGGCCAAAGATTCGAGCTCGTTCCGCCATCTGGAATTTCCATGGTTTGTTGACGCCCGCAGTCAATCCATGTCCCCGGAAAAGATTATACCACTTTGATCCATAATCCCGGTCAAAATGGATCATATCATATTCCATTGCTGTATGAGGAGACGGTATAAACACAGATGGAGATGGAATCAAGACAAGCTCTTCACAACCTGGGATTTCCTCAATCCCGTGAAGCATCGTCAAAAATTCATCAAAGTCGGCGTCTTCTTCGCCGGGAAGGTCCATGATAAGATAAAAAAATATCCCATTGCGTCCTTGTTCAATGGCCTTTTTTACGGATTCAATAATGAAATCATTTTTATATGGTTTCCCAACTGATTTTCTTAGTCGTTCAGAAAGCCCCTCAATACCAGAGCGTAAAACACCGCCGTCCATGTGTCTGTGTCCGATCCGATCAAGGCGCACATCCGTGTCCAGACGTGTTTTCCCGTATTTACGGCAAAGTTCCTGAAGCTCATTGTTTGATTTATGAAATGTCGGTTCAGGAGCAAACATTGCCAATCGTTTTGCTTTCGTTGTCTTTATTGCTTTTTCGACTTCATCAAGAGGAACTTCTCTGTATGGTTTTAAGGCGGACACCGCACAAAATCGACATTTTGCTTTACAACCGCGCGCTATTTCCAGCCGGCCGATGTCATTTGTGTTGTGACAAAATCCGATAAGCGGGGTGACATTATTCCATAAGACTGATTTTCGCTCGGCTGTATAAACTGAATCGCTTGAATAATCGCCATTTATTACCTGCTGGATAATATTTTCCCCATCTCCGCAAACAACGGCATCGGCAAATGATAAAAAAGGAACCGGGTTGAAAGTATTGAAGCCGCCAACAATAATGCGCGGCCGTATGGAATCACTCTTTTTTATGCCGGCTTTTCTCAAAAAATCAGCCAGTAAATAAATGTGTTCCCACCAAAAACAGGAAAACAAAAGAACATCAACATATTTAGCGGTCTTTGGTGTAACGCGGTATATTTCATGTGCTGGAATGCGAGATAGGCATAGGGCCAGACCATAGCTGAAATCGTCGCGTCCGAATGTCAGATATCCAATTTTCATTCTTCTATTCTCACGTCGCATTCATAAGTTTTTTTGAGTTTATCCATAATGGTGATTATTTCATCACGTTTACCGAGCCAGATTCCGGGATGGAAAGACAGACGCACTAATATATTTGGATCTTTATCCGGGACTAAATCATCTTCACGATTTTCCTCTATAGCCGTTTTATCTGTAAGAACGGCCATTTCGTCATCATCAAACCCGATCAGCTCTATATCCAGCTCCGGATCTGCTAGTTTCATATTGTCGAGCAGTTCCTTCAGCAGGTCGTCGTCAAATTCGCCTCCGTGCTGGTTGGCGGCGATGTTAGCCTGTTTCTCTTTGATTACCGGCCAGTCAACCTCGCGGTAGGTCAGGCGGCCGTGCGGGGTTTCGATATAGCCGGCAGCGGTGGTTCCGGTTTTGTCGGTCTGCGGCTTTTTGATGATCTTCCAGGTCGGGTCCATGTTTTTGATGCGCTGGTGTCCGCCGATGACGGTTTGTGTCCGGACGTTGAAGACGATACCGGACAGGTCGCCAAATTCTTCCAGTGATTTCTTGAGCGCCGCCAGTTTTTCCGGGCTGATTTTGCGCGGGTTGTAGCCCGCCGGTTTAAGGTCCTTGACTTTCATGTGTTTCCTCCGCATCTAAAATATCATCTGCGATTTTGCTTGAGTTGTTCTACGTGGTTAATGTTTTCGGCGCGGTCTGGGAACGCGCCCTACAAAGAATGAATTTAACTTGCCATTTTTGTTTCAATCAAATAATCTGCTTTGAACAGGTCGTCCGTGGCGCTCTTTCCATTCGTTCAATATTTCTTCTTCATATTCAATGCGTTCCGCTTTCGTCCAATACTTTCCATAATGATTAAACCACGCTTCTAAATCAATAAGCCCGGTATCTGTGCCTCCAACAATAAATTTACTATGTTTCCCATTATTCATTTGCGTTTATCCTCCACAAAAAAACAATTTCTGCCTTTCCGCGCTTAACTTCCTTGCGTCGGCGCGGTCTGGGAACGCGCCCTACAAGCCCGGATTACGAGTTTTCGGCGCGTTCGGGGAACGCGCCCTACATGCTTTCTTGTTTTCCGTTTTCTTTACCGATACCGATGATGTCGCTTTCTTTTCCGGTTCCTGTTTTGGTGATTCTTCGGGGAAGGTCACTTTTTTGTCCGGATCACAATATTCCAGCGCCCACTTGATAATGGATGATCGTCTGCTTATCCATATCCCGCCCAGCTTCTTGGCCGGCATTCCGCAATTAATGATGTAGCCCAGAACGGTGTCGTCCTTCGACGGAAGTCCAATGGACCGGACGCATGTTGTAATCTCTTTCATCCCGGACAATAAATCAGCCCTTGCTTCTTCCATCATATTCACCACCTTGAATTTGTTTTATTTTTTTCTTCACGTTTTTTGGGCTCGGTCTTCTCGACATCCTGTTGTCCGCCGAATATTGTCCTGGTTAATGCGTCCCAATCCATGGTGTGGATGCCGATGCGGATGGCGGCGGCGTAGGTATAGACTTCACAGTCCAGGGCTTCGTTGCGCGGTCCGGTCATAACCCATTCCTGGCGCGGGTATCCTTTTATGTATCGCGTTACAAGTTTTTCCGCGGTGAGCTGCACGAAGTAGTCGTCCGGGACTCCCATGTAAAAGTGATAGTGGCCCGGCCCAGGTTTGCCGATTTTCAGGCGCGAATAGATGACGCCCTTGGCGACGTCGGTTCCGACCGGCCAGAGCTGGACGCCGTTGGGAATCTTTTGACCGTTCCATAGGACGTCCTGAGGCGTTGGACGACCGATGATGGGTTTACCCGGCTGGCTGGCGCCTTTGATGGCGATGACTTGCGGGGATTTGTGCCGGGCAAAATTATAGACGTCGCTGGCATGGTGTCCGCCGGTGTCCACGGCGGCGGAGATGACGCGCAGTTCGGCGCCGGATGCGTGCAGGTAGGATCGTCCCAGTAATCCGTCCAGGTCCTTCCAGACTTGCGGCTGTCCGGGGTCGCCATAGATTTCCGTCCATAGGATCAGCCAGGATTCCTCGCCGCGTCCCCAGGCGCGCACGACGACGGCCAGGCGGTTGTCCTGGGTGTCGATGCCGGCTGTGAGGATTAGCCCGCCCGCGGGGACGGTCAGGATGTTGTATGGTTCGCACCGGGTTTTGAGTAATCCCCATTCCGGCTGTTCGCCGGTTTCCTCAAAGGGTTCGCCCAGCCTGGTATTGACCCACGTTTTCAGCCGCTCTTTGTAGTCTTTGGCTTCCAGAAATTCTTTGATGATCTGCCGCCAACTGACCCAGCCTAATGGGGAATACAAGCTGCTGATCTGGTATCCGCGCTTTGTTTTTCCGGGCTGCTCCGGCATCCATTGACCATGTTCAAGCATTTTGCGCTTGTTGTGCTCTTCAATCGGCTTGTGGCAGGCGCGACACTCATACCAGACGTCTTTGATTTTTCCGTTTGGTTCGCGGGTGAATTTGAGTCCGAAATCCGCTCCCTGGCCGCCCCATTCCAGTTTTTGCATGGTTTTGCAATAGGGACACGGGACATGATAATAGCGCTGGTCGGATTCCCGGAAGCTTGCTTCGATGCGGCTGACGCCTTTGATGGTTGGCGTGCTGACTTCCATGATTTTTTTCCGGGGTCCGTAGGTGTCCGTTCTTTTGCGGGCCAGTTCCGCTGGATCACCTTCACCGCCGATGTCATGCTCAAAGCCGTCAATGTCATCCAGAAATAAAAACCGGATGGACTTGGAACGGAAAAAAGCGCCGGAGTTGCTTCCGGAGAGGAAGAGTATTCCGCCGGGAAATTCTTTGGTGGAGATGGTGTTCCCGCTGTCGCGCTGGCGATGCTCGCGGATTTTGTCTTTGAGCCGCGGAGTCTCCTGAATGGTCGGCTGTAATTTCTGTTTGCTGTGATCCTGTGCGAGCTCCGACGTGGGAAAGATCATCATCATGGGGCCTGGCGATACGTCCACAATATAGCCGAACCAGTTGTTTCCGACTTCGGTGTTATGGGTTGGGATCATCCCTTTCCCGCAAAGATATAATTTGCTTTCGCTGTCAACCTGGATGCACTTGACAGGGAATGATTCACAAGGAATTACATTAATTATGCGTCTTTGAGTTACTTCACTTGACCGCGCTTCGTTGATTGATTTTAATCGTGCTTTTTTTCTATTTAACTTTACAACCGGCATTTCGATAAATGACATAAATGTGACACAATTTATCGATTTACTGATATATTCATTTCCGTCGTATATTTTGCATAATTTGCCGCCGCCTTTCTTTTTGCATTTTGGTTTTATTCCTAATGTTGTCAGTAATTCCATGACATTATTAGTCAATTTATCATCACAACTATACCATTCACAATATCCTTCTTTGGTGATGTGGCCGTCTGTATCCATCAACCCTTGTAATAATTCCAGGCGTTGCTCCTGTGACGCCCTTAGATATAATGATGGTATGTGCTTGTTTTTGAATACATTTATTGATTGTAACGACTTTTGAAAGCTATTGTATATGATCGGCGGAAGTTTATGTTTTGCGCTTCTTATTCGATGGCAAGCGCGACAAGTGCCATGCGGCAACTTTCCTACTTCACTAAGATTGTGCCCTCTTTGGCATTCTCCGTGTGGTTTATTTAAAACAATTTCAACGCATTTTCCCTTTGAATGCTTTTCAATGATTTCTCCATAAATGCCTTTGTTTAAAATATATGACAACATTTCCGCCGCATCATCCACATGAGTTGTTATGCGGTTTGAGCAGCGATTACCATCGCCTAACCATAACCCAAGTATATATGGATCAACGGGCAGATTTATCTCCGGCAAATTGAGCGGCTTTGTTACGTCAATCCCATAACGATTGCGGCCTCTTTTCCGTCCGTGTATTTCGTTAAATGTTTCATATATTTGTTTGGTTTTTATGGTTGCAATATTTCTCACATACTCTCCGCTTATTTTATTAGCATAATCCCACACGGTCCATATATGATCAGCGTCACATTTTATAATGTTTCCATCAGAAAAATGAACTTGATAGCATTGATGATTGTTCATTATTTCAGTTATGTAAGTCACTTTACAAGGGTCGCCCTTTTCATCCAATACATCGTCTCCAATTTCTATCCGCTCCATATCTTTCCAGCCTGTCGGCGTAGGAATTGGAGTGTCAATTGACAATGCAAACCCCAGTTGCGTTCCTTTCATGACACAAATTTCCTGAATACCGCTTGCCGAGGTCAGCGCGTCCATGATCTCCCGCGCATAGGGCGTGCGGCTGCTGCGATATTTTCCAGGTTCGCTGGACGATTTTTTGGGGAGCATCCGGTATTTGTCGGCCCATTCCGCGACGGTAAGTTCCGGATCGGGACGCAGGCCGGCGGAAAATGATGCGTTATATATTTTTGCGGCGTCAAGCATCGACTTTGATTTCCTCCGGTTTTTCCAGTATTTCTAAGACTTGACGGATCTCGGCGACGAGGATGTCGCGCGTTCGGTCATGATCTGTTTCAGCGGCCAGGATGGATGATATTCTGTCCGGGATGTTCAGTAGTGCGTCGCGGACCTGGCGGGCGCGGGAAAATGCGGCGTCCTTGACGTCAGATACCAGGAGATAGGCGCCCTGCTCTTTTTGCAGGGCAATCTCGTTCATTTTGATTTCAATGTCTTTTAGTTTTTTGTTTTGCTGCAGAATCTGGCGTTGTAATTCGTCTGACGTTTCCTGCAGGCGCCTTCCGGTTGATGTTTGTTTTAAGAATGTTTTTGCATATTTATCAACTGCACGCTGTTTATATTTTCCGTCGGCTTCCGGTAGCAGTTTCCCCTGTTTTTGGTGGCGATACAGGCTGTTTCTGGCGGCTTTCCATCCATTGCTGGTCAGATATTCCAGGACGGCCATCAGGTTATCGAATGTGTCGTTGGAAACTCCGCCGCCCAGCTCCGCGACGAACCGGTCAAAGGCGTCCTTGGCGGCTTCCATGTTGCGCAGGTTGGCGACGCTGCGCTCCTGGTTATACGCCGACATGGTCGCGCCGATGGCGTTGAACAGGACGGCCCCCCGCGTTTTGATCTCGATTGGCTTGTCCGTCAGTAATATTTCAAGTTCGTCTTTTGTCATGATTCTAATAGGTTACGGTAATATTCAGTATGGCCGCCGCAAACCAGTAACAGGCATGGCGGGCGTCGCCTTTGACGGCATACATGATTCCGGCGGCGATACTGATTATGATTAAAATTGTCGGAAATATTTTTGTGGCGTTCATTGATTATTCTCCGTTATGTTTCTGCGCACCCATAATATTCTCCCACGTTATTACTTCCGCGGGATGCGCCAAAATATAGTCCATCACAGACGGGACGGATAAAACAAGTTGCTGTATCCGTCCTCCGGCGCCTGGCTTGTCCCCGCGCATGATGCTGAATCGTTCTTGCGTATTGATGATGCGAACCGTCGGATTGCGGCGCAGCAATACACACAGTTCGGCAATTTCCGGCGATAATCCGCGCGCGGCGACTATGTCTGTCATCTCTTGCTCGGATGGCGGGGCTGGCTTGTCCGCTGTTGCGTTTTCTCTGGCAGGCGCGATGGATGGGACGGCTTTCTTCTCCGCCAGCAGCACAACCGGCCACAACCCTTTTTTAATCCACATTTCAAGGTCAATCCCCATCTGGTATGCTTCACCCGGATCCTTTCCTTGCGGAACGGGCCAACGTATGTTTGTTTTCGGGAAATGTTCCGACCACCATTTTATCGCGCGCTTTGCTGCTTCTTTCCCGCCGCCCTCGTCGCCAAAATCCAGCGCGTTCAATATCTGTTTGGCGTTTTTCAGGATGGAAAATGCAGCGGCGTCCGGTTTACCCTCCAGAGATCCGGTGGCGACGGCGCCGGCAAGTTCTCCAGACGATGCGCCGGCAATGGCGTCCAATTCTGATTCGACTACAACAAAGGCTTCGCGTTTTTCTTCCAGAATCATGGTGGCGCTGGATGACCCTGGTAGAATATAGTATCTGGGATCTCCTTCCGGTCGGCGAATGCGGATACGCTGGATGGCGCCGTCCGTTATCTGTGGGATGACCAGACCAATGGGAAGCCACAGGGCCTTTGGTTTTCCGTTTTCCTTGATAATTTCCGGAAGTCCCCAGGCTTTGCGATGCCGGTATATATCCTTTCCTTCTTCTCCCGGGTTCCAGCCGAGTCGGTATTTCGCCGCGGCCGCTGGGGTGATCCCACGGGCGGAAAGCCAGGACAGGATATCGGCGTTTTGTCTTAGTTGTTCCTGCGCCCAGGATGTAAACTTTTCGGCCTTGGCCTGCCATAATTCCGACGGTGTCTGCGGTTCGCGCGGCTGGTATTCGTGCGGGCGTATGTCCGGTTTTGTGTATTCCTTTTTTTCATCCATCTTGATATTGAGGTAATCACAGGCTTCTTTAAATGTCATACCATCATGGTCGCGCAGGAATTTAATGGCGTCGCCCCCTTTACCACACGACCTGCACCAATATGTCCCTCGTCCGACATTCTGTTCCGGCCAAACATGGAAGCGGTTATTTCCGCCGCACCATGGACATGCACCTTGCCATTCTCCGCCCTTCGTGCTGGCGACTTTTCTAAGCCGGACATGTTTTTGTGCAAGGTCAAGTACGTTCACCAAACCCTCCCTGTCTTCTTTCTTCTCTCTTTTTTTTATATCTATTTATTTTCATTACAATAATAAAGATTATTATAATCCCCTCCCCTTGTTCACAGGGAGGGTTGGAGGGTTTATCCTATATCCAACCCCTGAGCTAAAAAAAATACCTCAGGGGCTGGCTTAAGACTGAACCCTCCAACCCTCCCTGTCAAAATCAAACAAACCAGAGTATCCACGACATTCCGCTTGTTGTTCCGGTATGTTACGAGCATTTCGCGGATTTTTGCGAATTTCTCAAACCCTCCCTCTGATTTTTGGTAATTAGGGATAGAGGGATAGTTTGTAGCCGATTTTGATGCTGTGTTTAATTTTTTATTCATGTTGTTGCGCATTACTACAAACCCTCCCTGTATCCCTGTTTATTTAATTTCATAGTCGTTCAGGCGCAGGCCGTGATAGACGATGACTCCCTCGGATTTGCTTTTTTCGTACTTCTGACCGAGTTGCTTTCCGAACCAGGTGCCGGATGGTTCTTTCTGACCGTGGTTGTCGTGATACCAGGCGACGAACCTGTTGTATAAATTCGCCCCCTTTTCTTTGGCCAGCGGCTCGCGTGCGCAGCACTCGTCAATGAAGTCGCCGATCATATCCTCATCGGCGCGATATTTTGCGGTGGCTTCGGTGACGATCCGCGGAGGATTGATTCCGTCACGCTGCCATTTTAAACATCCCTCCACAAGCCATCCCAATATTTTTGAATATTCCGGGATGAGCTTGTCACGAAGATTCAGGTCGGCGCGGCGTTCATGAGGTTCGCGCGGATCCCGGTTGACGTAGCTGAGGTTGAACGGGATCAGGTGGACACGCTCCCAGAAGGAGCGGTCGTTGGGCGGCGCCGCCGGCTGATAGTTGGTCTCCAGGATGAGCGTGTGTGTCGGGTTGAAGCGGATCGGGCGTTTGTCGTTTGGCCAGCGGCCGATGAGTTCGTTGTTTCCGGTGTACCATTTGATTTTTGCGGCGCTGAATCTTTGGTTTTCATCCGTTTCACTGGCGAAGGCAATGCGGAGTCCCTTCAGTGACATGACATCCGGGCTCGGTCCGGAGGCGGACTTGGCAATCTTTTGGGACAACAGCATCTCCGATGGGATCGGAGCGGCCATCGATCCCAGGATTGTCTTGACGGTCTCCAGAATTAACGAGCGCCCGTTCCATCCGGACTTGCCATAGAAGATCGGAAAAACTTTTTCGTGCGCAAATCCTGTGATGGCGTACCCCAGCAGGCGCTGGATGTAATCGACTATTGACCGGTCATCGTCCGGTCCGTCGCAGTTGTGCATTTCGCAAAGCGACTTGATGAACAATTCCGGCGGTTCGGTGATGCCGTGATATTCAATGGGGCTTGACGCGCAAAGATAATCACGCGGGTTTCCGTTTAGCAGGCGTCCTGTCTCAAGGTCGATGACGCCATTCGCGCACGGAAAGAGCATCGGCTGATTATCAAACTCCGTGCCGGATATCGCAAGCGGGTCTTTGATTGTGTGGACAAAGTTCAGGCATTGCGACCTGCGGTTCGGGCCTCGGAGTTGACGGGCACGCTCTGTAAGCTTCTCGCATTTTTTGTGCAGTTTTTTCAAATCTTCTTTGTCCGCGCCGGCGGCGGCAAGGGATGAAATCTCTTTTGATGTTTTCCAGTATTCTTCGAGATATTTTTTAGCAACATCTTCCACGGCAATTGATGACCCATCCATTATATCTATGCGCCAATGATGTTGGTCCCAGGAGTACCATTCCTGTTGCCCCTTGCAATAGATAAATTTATCCCGGAACATCTTCGCGTAAAGCGTCGCGTCTCCCAGAGAATTTTCATAAAGACATTTCGTAATAAATTTACTATCAATTATATTTGCATCATCTCCGGGCGTGATCCCATCTGATTCCTGCGTAACCCGATCTTGTACGTCTTTTTCAACTTGCTTCGACAGACAAGATACACATGGTTCTCCGTTTACAGTTCCAGGCTGCCCACACATTGGACAATTTTCGTCGATGTTAGTATCTAAGTCAGCCATTTATTTAACCATTTATCCCAAAATCCCGTCCCACATAATGTCTGTGCCTGG